ATCATGCACTTATCTCCAAAGCAGTTATATTTGATTTAACATTTTGATACATAGCCGCACCACTTCCACCATTTACTCTTCTTTGAAATTCATAAGTTATAGCTGATGTTGTTGATGGTGAATCTAAAGCATGAATCATAACATTAGATATATTTACAGAATCTCCTCTAAAATGAGAAAGACCCATAGAACTATCGCCAATGTTAGTATCTGAACCACCACTTATTTGTCTTTCAATAGTAAAATAAACA